ATGAATGAAACTCTTATTACTTAGGAAGATACCTGTATGTCCCCCTGACCCATTAGACTGACCAGGAGTACCAGCAACAAAAATATCTCCACGCTTCACTTCTGATCGACTAATTTCTTTCAATTTAGTACCTGACATTGCAAATAATGTTTCAGTGTTACCCATGGACCCGCTAGGTAGAAAACCACCTGCGATCATGGCCAAGAATACTGCAGAAGAACAGTCGTAGCTTTTAGGACCCAAACGACTTGTCATTGAATAGTTTACTTTACCTTCACGGTCTAGAAACCATTTGATCATATTTTCAATTGAAGACATGGATTATTCCTCCTTCTTATCTGTGAACTCCTGACCGTCTCCATAATCTAGTTTTTGTTCATCTTGATATTGGCTGCTAGCGATATTCAAGAACACACCGGCTAAAGTTGCAGCAGCCGTGATCGTCCCAACAATGATTTCTGTTGAAAATCCATATAAACCACCTAGAGTTACGATAAACGCCGTGATACCTGGCACCCCAACGGTTAAAACTTTTTTAGCTAGATCATACTGTTTGTTTGTTAATTTCATGATAGTTCCTCCTAATGTTCATCAATTTCTTTTTGTTGCAGAATACCTTCATCACGTACATTTAAATTAGATACCTTGGCACGTAATGTGTCGCCAGTTCCATTTCCACCTAGATTCTTATAGGCTTCAAATAGATAATCAAAGTTGTTCAACTCACCAACAGTGATATATCCACGCTTAATGTACTCATCTGCTTTGTTCCAAATTTGGTTGTGCAAAGAAGCTTTCTCAGCTTTAACGATTTTCTGACTTCTGACCTCTGCCATTGCTTGATAATCTTCTACTTTTTGTAGACGTTTATCTTGGTCATTATTTGCCGTTTCTAAAGCTGTGATTGTCTGCTCCCTAAGTTCGTTCTCAGCCCTTTTAGCTTTAACTAGCTTAGTGACCCATGTACCTACTCGCCAAAGGGTAGCCAGTAAGCCGCTGCCAAATACTGCTGCCCAAAAACTATTGATCTCCAAAAATTCTTTCATTCTAATTTCCCCCAACTGAACATATGCCACCTACTTTCATAAACTAAAAAGAGCAAGCTTTACGCCTGCTCCTCCACTTCATTTAATAAATCATCTTCAATAGCCCAGACTTTTTCTTGAAACTCGTCAACGTCCTTACGGCATTCCACGCGATTCTGCCGATATAGATTTTGATCCGTGATCGATTGGTTAATAGTGGTGTTTCCTGCACTGTCTGTTGTGACATTTGCGGATAAGTAAATTGCTTGTTGTCCATTGACTTTTGATTCACCAGTGATACTAATTGATTTTTTAACTCCTAATGCCATGATAGTTTCCTCCAATTTTTTTTTTAGAAAGCTAGTTACTCAACGTTTTCCTTTTCAAACTCATCTAGCAGCCGATCATATACTTCGGCGTCCTTTCCGGATAACATGCCATCGTAGTCTTCTAAGATTCGAGGAATTTCATCAAAATTCCGGGCATACATGCCACCTTCAATTACGACTTCTTCTTCCATGAGGATTGCTTGTTCCTTGTTGAATCCAGCTACATCTTTCGCATCTTGACTCTCGCCATCTTTTAGTTGTCCATTTTCATCCAACAAATTGAATTTTTCCATGAGTGCCTTTTCTTCATCTGATAATTCTTTGAACGCTTCTCGGATCCGCTTGACTAATTTTGTACGATGGCGGCTGTCTTTGTTTGCCTTGAGTGTCATATCTTCTAAGAAATTGATTGCCGGCGCTAATTCGCTGTTCTTTAAAGTGATTTTCATTGTAATTCCTCCATAAAATAAGAGTTAGAAGCTATGCAGCTTCTAACTCTTTTAGTTTGTTTTTCAATTGACTTACTTCTTTTTTTAGAGATTGGATCTCCTGCTCATGATCACTAAGGATAACATTTTGATACATGGTCAAACGATCATAAGCTAAACCTTCAACTTGACCAGAAGAACCATATAAAACGACTTCCTTTAATCCTTTATTATCGAAATCATCAGCCACAAACCCGTAATGCCTTTGTGGTTTGTCTCCGCGAGCAATTTCAGCTTTATCGTACCAAGATGAAGGGAGAATAGACAAAAACCGTTTTGCTTTAGAAATTACTTCATCGGCCACTTGAATATCTTCTTTATACTTTCTTGCAGAAGTCGATCGACCTATAGTTCCTGCATTTGTTATAAACATATTTGATGCACTAGAATAGGTTCGATTATAAATGGCCATGCTCCAAATTCTTGGCGTACTATCCAGACCTAGCGAAATACCTGCAGGAGCATTAGAAAAATAACTATCACCGCCATTATTTAATTCTAATCGATCGGTTTTTAAAGTCATATTCGCTCCAGAGTAAACATCTAATTTTATCTGGTTATACTTAGCTTCAATTGGCGTGTATAATGAACCACTTTGATTATGCTTTATACGAACCCCATATTCTCCTTCCACAGAAAGATATTTGTCTCCATCCATTTGCATGACATAGCTGTCCTTGTTACCGGTGACAATTCTTTTTGCTTCCACGGTATTTGTACTAATAAATCTGAGTTTTGCGTTCACTGTGTTGTTGAAGTTAACTATTGCGTCCACATTTCCCAAACCGTACATTTTCCACTCCATATTCGTTCTTGAAGACGTATCTGGAATTTGAAAGATTGGCATAGAAGTTGTATCAGTTGCTGATCCGGTATTTATTGAAAATACCTCTCCAGGCATCTGCACAATGGCTAATCCCACAGGTTCTTTCGACACATAGATAGGCTGGATTCTGGCTAATTCGTTTGTGCTTCTTCTAAAATAAATGCTCCCTTTTAGAAGTTCCATACTATATTCACCGGAATCTGACTGAGTTATTCTCCCACCAGTCAGATCAATTGCATTTAAAGTGCCCGACACAATGCTATTCGCATTTAAGTTGATAATGTTCACATTTGAAGCGTTTAGCGTTCCAGTGGTAATCTTGGTTGCTGATAGACTACCGATTTTAGCATCAGTGATCGCTGCATCCGCAATCTGAGCAGTGCCAACTGCGAGATTTGCTATCTGCGCTCTACCGATAACACCGTCTTCAATAGTAGTCTGGCCGGTTATCCGAACTTTATTACCGGCAATTAAAATTTCTTCTGTAGATAAGTTGATTTGATTGATTACATCATCTTTTTGAACCCTAACATTCAATTGGTCACCCAAACTACTAATCTGACTTGTGTGACCATTAGCTAAGTCCGTTGTTTGTTGCCATTGACTAGCCAACTGTGTTACCTGAGACTGATCAGCCTTGTTAGAAACTGTAGTCTGAATAGTATCCACACGTTGAACAAAACTAGAGAATTTGACCACACTGACTTGATCTTCTGGAGATGGTACCCAGTCATTGACGATGGTTCCCTCAGCAATCATAGCGTGCCAGATAATAAATTCTAAATCATCCGCCACCACATTTCGATAGAATACAAACTGCATGGCAGCTGTACCAGCAGCTTGCTTAGCTGGATTCCAAACTAATCTTGCGGTTGTTCCGGCTGGCACATCTAAGAACTGGCTGATATTATTGTGGACTCTCATCGCTTTCGTTCCAGTATTGCTGATATAAATACTATGGATGTAGTTTACATTAGCAGTTATGATACGGTTAGCTCGAAGAGTACCAACAATGACGTTAGTTCCTCCAGTCACATTGTGTTTGACTGCATTTGTAGCTTTCCATTCAGTTACAGATTGATTCTCGGTATAAGTTATTGTAGATCCTAAATAATTTGCCACCTTAGGGGATTCAGAATTAGGTAAATAATTTCTAGCCCCTACCGACAAGTTATCAAGATCATTTTTAACACTGCTAACTGTACTGCTTAGTCCGGAATAGCTCGATTGTAAACTGCCAATTTGAGTAGTGTGTCCATCAGTTTTTGTATTTAAGGCAGTGATTTGACCAGCTTGAGTATTTAAAGACGATTCAACAGAAGTCACTTTTCCACTAATCGTTTCTACATCAGTTTTATTAGCCTTAATTTCTATCTGCCCAGCCATTGTTGTGATTTGACCTTCAGCAGTTGATACTCTTCCTGTTAGAGTATTAACTGTACTTGAATCAGCCTTTTGGGTGATAGCATTAGTATTTTGTGTGATCTTAGTCGTTTGATTTCCGACAGTTCCTTCAAGTGTGTTAAATTTATCTTGGCTGACTTTTCGTGAAAGCTCACCGTTGATTTCACTTAACTCAACTTTTACTTCACCATCTACTTTATTTGGATCTTTTATCCAAGTATAGTCTTCTGGATTTGTTGATTTTTCATTGCTAAAACCAATATACGTTGGATAGGCGTTGGTAAAGTCGTCGGCCGGCGCCGGTGTGTAAATTGTAGCTGTATCAGTTGCCGATTCTGCCTTTTCTATTTTAACGTTAGTGATCTCAAAAAAATCACTAGTATCATAAACACTATAAAACTCAATCGTATCGTAATCTAGCGTTGCGTCCGTCCGTTTAGTAAGAACCGTGTTTACTTCTAACCGTGTTTTTTCGGTCCCTACATTACGAATTAGCTTACTGGTAAAGATGAAAGGTCCCTTACGATTTGAATTATAAACGGTTAATTGTAGTCCTTTAAGCATTACAATGTCAAAAGATATAACGGCCCTATCGCCTGATTCAAAATTGTCGACCCAGGTGGTCCCGATATTAAGAGTTTGGTATTCTTTTCCCGATCTAGCTGCAGCTTCCAGGTCGCCGATTTTGGCGGTTTGACTACCTAAAAAATAGTTTTCGTTAGGGTACTGCGTCGTAAAGCGATCAGTACCATCAGCACTCCAAGCGTAAGCTGGGAACATGCCTAATTCTTTAAACTTATCAATTGCTGCCTGCGCATCGGTCTTAGCACTGTTAGCAGCGTTCAATGCGTTTTGAGCATTTGAAACTGCCAGCTGTGCATCTTGCTTTGCTGTATTGGCGTTTGATATTGCGGAAGAAGCGTCAGCTTTTGCTTGATTAGCTGCAGCATTTGATTGATCTGCTTTCACACTAGCTTCATTAGCTTTACTTACAGCATTGTTGGCGTTACTTAATGCATTGGCAGAATCCGTCTTCGCTTGATCAGCTGCTTCTTGAGCATTTTCTCCTGCTTGTTTTGCCTGTTCGATTTCTTTTACCAAATCAGGATCTGTTGCAGTGGATACTTTAAACACCCAATCCAATTCTCCAGAACTATTTTTCTCGTATACCCAAATCTCAGTATCTACACCATTTGGCTTAAACCAAATATCGCCTTCTTTTGGATCTATAGGCTCTGTTTGATCGTAGTAATTGCTGTTCCATTTATTGGCACTAAGAAGAGATTCAACATAATCCACTCGTTGATTTAAAGGACCACGGTATCTATAAGTTGCCTGTGAACTTGAATTGGTATTTGCTTTTGATTCTGAAGACATTCCACCATTAAAGGTGATATTGTACGACAGATTAGGGACAGAATATCTAGTACCGTCTTTATCAACAATATAGATCCAGTCTCCTGCTTCCAAAATGGGACTTCCACGCCACTTCAATTCGTAAGGAAAATAATTAAGTGTCTTGACTAGTTCCCACATTTGATTCAAATGTGTTTGAGTCATCACTTTATTCTCAAGCTCAACTTGTGATCCATTGGTAGAACCAACGCGAATGACATCCGTTTCTTCTTCACCGGTTTTCACCGTGATGCCACCAATTCGATAGCTGTTCTCATTTTTAGTAAATCCCTTTAACATGTATGATTCTGGAGTGATTTCAAAGTTTGTGGGTGCTAGTCTTTTTATTGTTAATTCACCCTTGCGGTTAAAACTTGCAAAACCACCTTCAAACTGAGCAATCAAACCGATTGCTTGGCGAAACGTATATCCTACAGGTTTCTGAACCCACTCAGTTCCAAGAGAAGCAAATGAGGCTTGATCAATTTCAACACCTGCTAAATTAGCTATTTCTAACGCAACTTCCCGATATGGCTTAGGATAGGTTAATTTTGATTCATATATTCCTTCCATATAAATCATTTTGTCATTTGCAGTAATTGTAGTCTTATTACTGTTTCTATCACGCTCAAAGTCTGTTATAAAAAAATGACCTAATTTAGTGAACTGATATTCACCATTAATTAAAATCCCCAACTCTGGTTCAATTTCTAAATCTTCTTTCACTGTTTCAATAATTGTTGGAAAAACTACCTGAACCGAATTCAGAGGGGTTGAACCAATCTGAAACACTTCACCCGATATACTGCCAGAATTAAAAGAGAGTGAGGTAATTTCCTCACTCCCATAGGTGATATCATTCATTTTTAATCTGATTGACAATTGCCTTGATGTATTAAGCCAAGCAGCATGAATTTCTTCACTTGTGGCTAACAAATTTCCTCACCTACCTCTCAATAAAACTCATCGTTAAGCCTTCCCACTTTGGCAGTTTATCATGCCAAGAGTATGCTGGAGCCGTTCGATCACCGACATAGAATGTTTTTGTAACAATGCCACCTTCCATGGGATCTGGATAAGTGACTTCAAAAAATACCGGCATCACCGCTTTTAAAATTGGTGAAATTTCTGCATCAGTTAGCGGACCCCACTCAAGGTCCATTTTCCTTTTTGTGGTTAGATAATCACGGGTCATATCACCTTTGGCGTTACGACCAGAATCACCATCAACCGCTTGGATACCAGCTGTAAACTTTTTAGGATTCTTGATCGTAACACCATTTATTTTTAAATATCCAGCCATAAAATCACTCCTTCCTATATGTTTAACTCGGTATACCCAAGCTGTTGATGGTATTTGTTGATTTCTTTAACTGCAATACGTCCGAATTCTTTACCGCCAATATTAATGACAATATCACCATTTGGCGCTTGTGTTGGCGTTGCTCCCAATGCAGAAATAGCATTCATCAATGTGGTTACCATAGATGAAGTGAAGTCTTTCATACCGCCACCTTCATAGTTCATTTGATTGTTGTTACTAAACGTACTGTTAGACGGTGTGAACGTTGGTTCTTGGAACATTTCCGGCAACACTATACTTGAATTGAACATATCCAGTCCAAGATACTCAACGGCTTGTTGAATCAATTCAGCGGCACGTTGTGGTTTCTCTAGTGGAATAACCATCTCTTTCTTGTTTCCTTCGCCCATACGGTATAAACCGTCTTGATTGACTATGCCGCCGTTTTCATAACCTACAATTCTTCGACCAGTTGGTCCCCAACCTCTGCGACCATAAGGTAGGTCATACCGCCAATTTGAATTATTGAAGAAAGCTAACAATTGATGATAGCCATTAAAAATATTTTCATAGCCGCGAAGTTTATAAGCATTAAACGTGGACGGGATATATTGAAGCAGGCCTCTTGCTGGGTTCCCATTTGCCATGTTTATATCCCACACAGCTGAGCTTTGAGTAATACTCTGATTACCACCAGACTCTCTTTGAATTTGAGCGAGAACTCCATTAATTTCAGAACTGCTAATCCGCTGTCCTAGTTTGCTTGCAGCCTGTTTGATTTTCGATGTCCATCCACCATTACCTACAGCAGCACCGCCGATTGCACCAAACGAAGCATTTTTGTCGATATCGCTTGGTCCAAGAGATCCATTGATATGCAAGTGATCGTAGTGGTCATTCTGCGGCCATCTTACCCAACTGCCACTTGATCCAGTACCAGACATTCCTTTACGGTCTCGAACTTTCCCTTGAGTGATTACATAAGCTACTTTTGATGCAAAGTTATCAAACACCCAATTGGCAGGAGCCATGTATTTAGATGATCCATTCATACTTGCTGGATACGCAACGTCAATTGCCTGATGCTTCCCATGGGAATGAGGGTCCCCTGGTCTGAAACCAGAGGTGATTCGCATACCTGGATATCGATCGACAGTCTTTCTAGCGATATCGTATAGGTATTTGTATACACCCCAACTTCCCATTGATCCATCAAACGAACTATTTTGTGCTTCATGTCCTGCAGCAAATTTTGATTTAAACCATTCATAGGAACCCTCAGCAACAGTTCCAACAGCTCCTTTAGCCATTGATAATGCTGGCTCAAAAGCATTACTTAAATTAACAAATTTGGAAACTGCAGCATTCAATAACTTTTTAGGATTAGATGCATAAGACCAAATGTCTGAAGCAATTTCTTTTGCACCATTCCACTTTTCTTTGAACCAGTCACCTATTCCGTTAGCATAGGCCGGCACTCCGTACATTGCAGCAGTCTTTGGACCACTCAACACAGATGTTCCTTTTGGCAAATTTACCATCAAATTTCGCTGTGCCGGGAAGATACCTGTGCGACCGTCTGGCGTACGATAGGCTTCTTGATAGTTAGATCCTAATCCATCATTGACTAAAGCAGGCCCACCCGGGTGATATCCAGTACCTCTTGCATATTTGGGGACTTCCCACGAAGATAGCGTACTTTTTCCAGCTCCCACCTTTTTTAGAACCCAGTTGATACCATCAATGACGCCATTAACACCCTTACCTATTACACTAATCATGCCATTGAAGATCTTTCCAGCACCATCTTTTACAGACTTAACACCATTACTTAAACCTTTTCCGATTTTGCTTCCAAGACCATTTGCCCAATCGCCAATCTTTTCAAAAACACTCGAAGCAGTAGACTTCATCGAATTTAAAGAATTGCTCATATTTGTTCTTAATGTTGAAAAAGCATTGCTAGCGTTATTCTTAGCTGCTCCGGCCTGGTTTGAAACCTTATCTTTGATTTCATCCCATTTTGATCGCGTATTGCTCCAAGTCTCAGACCATCGATCAGAGACATTTCTTTTTAATTCTTGCAGTCTTGTTGAAGCATTTTCCTTAGCGGTTTTGGCTTTAGACGAAATAGTAGTAGAAAAGTTATCCCAAGTGTCCTTGGTGTTTTTCTTAACATCTGACCATCTGTTACTTACAGATTTCCAAATATCAGAGGCTTTATCAGAGACTGTTTTTTTCGCATCATTCCATTTTTCGCTAGTCCACTTAGTAACTTTTCCCCAAGCTTCTGAAGTGGCCGTTTTAATGCCATCCCATTTTTCTCCAATCCATTTACCAAGTTTCCCTGCTGCTTCTTTAATCGTATCCCAATTTTTCCAAAGTAACACACCTGCAGCTACAGTTGCAGCAATCGCAATGGTTATTGGCCCACCTAAAACTGCTACTACTCCACCAATTGCACTGCCCACAGCCGATAGAATTCCAGCAAGTCCACCTATTGAACTGAGGAAACCGAATATTGAACTCAATACTCCGACGACTGTAGATAAGATACTTAATAATTTTAAGGTCGCCACAAATGTTCCGAAAACAATTACAAAGTTAGAAAAACCTTCAGAGTGCTTGGTTATCCAATCCCCTATATCAGATAATACGTCGGCTAAAGATTCTATGAATTCAACAACTACTCCGCCAGTCCATGTTGCTATAGGTTTTAAGAAGTTATCCCACAACCATTTAAAAGCAGGCTTTAACCCCTCGATAATTCCGTTTAGTAAATTTAGAGCACCACTAAGTAAATCTAAAAATGCCGGTATGACATTTTCTATAGTAAATTTTGCTAACGGCAGTAAAACATTCTCATAAAACCAAGCTAGTCCAGCTCCTATATTTTCCGCTAGCGGCTGAATAGATTTCAATAAACCCTCAATAGACGACAATAAAGGAGTAAAGTTAAGCTTCTTACCCCACTCTTCGGTAGCTCCAGCCATTACACTTATTTTTTCTAATAAGCCATCAACAATTTCAAGAATAGTTGAAAAGATAGATTCACCAACACTGCCAGCTTTCCATGCCTCTGAGAATTGGTTAGCTATATTTGATACTGCATTATTTAATTTTGTAACGATTTCTAACAGATTTCCCAAAATTGATTCGCCTAGTCCGTTGTCATTCCATGCATTTCTAAATGAATTCGCTACTTCATGCAATAAGCCCAGAATCGAATTCCACAAATCAAAATACGATTGAATCAGGCGTGTTCCTCGTCCGTTGTCTTCCCAAGCTCGTCTGAAAGCACTAGCGATATCACCAATTATTCCGAGTATATCTGCAAGCAGGATTAATATATTTTCTATGAAAAGCCGTCCTGTACCATTGGTCCAAACTTCCATAAATGACCTGCCGATAGCAGAAGCCAAACCTATTACTTCACTTAATGCATATTTCCAAGCATCGATCACTCGTTGTCCTTGATTTTTCCATGCATCTTGGAAAGGCTTGAAGAAATCCTTCAACAAGTTTTGGATGTCTTTCATCCATTTAGGCGTAGAATAGGTACCAGTTGCAGCTCCAAAATCAATACCAGGAGCAGAATCTTCTTTCTTTTCATCATCTGTATCCATCGTTAGCTTGTTGATTTGGTCAAATCCCATGAGAGACTTTTGTAGTTTCTTCACTTTTTCATTGGCTTTATTTGCGGAAGAACCAGTATCGTTTAGCGCTTGGATATTGTCATACAATCCACTAGCGCCTTGTTTTGCTGCATCATATGTTGTCCCGAATAGCATTGCAATAAAGGAAGCTAGCTGCCCTGTGAGCTGTGCCACCGTACTCATTAACGCATTCAATGCTGGTAAGATTGCCGTATATATTGGATAAAATGCCGTCATCAGGTTGACTTTAATCTGATTCAACGAAGCACTGAATTGATCGTTCGTTTTCAATGCTGACATCATACCGCTAGCCAGTTTAGTAATTGCGCCACCTAACAGCTGATAAACGACCAATGAAGGTAATAGATATTTCATCGACTGGCCAAAAGCGTTCGTGCTTCCTGTCATTCGATTTGTTCCAGCTGTAACTTTGTTGGAATTACTAGAAAATAGACTTCCGAACTTTCCAATAAATCCAAGAGAGTTCCTCAAGCCATTTCCGACGCTCCCAAATCCGTGTGAAACTGCATTGGACATACGGTTGAATACTCCGCCATATTTAGAAACAGCTCGCTCAGATTGCTTCAACCCTGAGCCTGTCATACTTGCACCGTTAGAAGCATTACCAGTTTGAATGGAGGATTGGCCCAATGCAGAGTTAACTCGTTGTAGAGCCTTTCTCAATGTTTCTGCTCGATCTTCTGTTTGGGAATACTCCTTCTGTAGACGATCATTATCACTGATTAATTTATTCATCTTGATTGATTGTTTTTGAATCTCACCAGACGTTTTCAGTGATTGAGGAGTATCCTCATAGTTCTTGAATCCAGATGTAAAGCTGCCAGTTGGCACACGTTGATCGTTATATTCTGCCTTTAATGTTCGAATTCGTTTTCTCATCGCTTCGATTTGAGACTCGTTTTGACTCATACCTTTTGTAATGTTGTCCAGTGAAGAAGGAACTGCATCAAGTTCCCGTTTGATGGTATTACCCAATCCAGCTGCTTGATCTTTGAACTTCGTCATTTGCGCTTGCGCTCGGGCGATCTGTTCATCATATTTAACGACTTTGCCTGTATCCCCTTGACTCGATGCCGTTTGTCTTTGCGATTTCAGATAAGCAACCTTTTCTTGCGCTGCTTTCGCTTGGCCCATTTTAGCGTTGATTTCATTGATCATCGCATCAATTTCTTTGGTTACTTTCGGACGAGCTTTGCGAATACCAGAAGAAAAATTGTCACCAGCAGCTTCAGATGATTGCTTTGTCGATCGTTCGAAGTTTGATAACGTCTTCTCGAGTGCTTGATTCATTTTTTCTAGTTGTTTTGTGAAATTGCTAGCACCTTTTTCAATATCCATATTCTTCTCAGTACGATCCATAGAGTTACCGGACATTTGTTGGATTCGACTCATAGCACTTTCAATTTGTGGCAGCACTCGTTCCAAAGACTGCTCAACTCTGGCAGTATTAATATCGAGGAGTACCTCAAGCGTTTCTAATTCCATGCTTTCTCACCTACCTTTCTTCTAGAAGTTTTCTTCTCTCTCGTGTTGCGTTGATTGCGTGTGCTTGGGCTAGGAAAATTTCTTGATCCCGCTTCATCGCGTCTTGCTTTGATTCCTCTTCTGTTTTGGCTTCCTCAACTGCTTGCTCAATCTGTTTGAGAAATGGATATGCGTCTTCAAATTTTGGAAACTTCTTCGGATCGTTAAAAGCAAAAACAGCTAAGCGTTGCTGAGAATAGTCAAACATTGCTTTTTCCTTCAACTCATTCTCTTTAACTTTCTTGTTTGCTTTCACTTGTATCATAATTTCTTCAAGCGTCATTCCCCAGTACTCAGTAGCAGGGATTCCTGCTTCAACCGCTTGAGGATACATGTGCTCAAGCATTTCAGATAAATTAGAGAAGTTTTTTACAGAAGACTGTCTTCGCTGTTCGTCTGATCCAAAGATTCCCCATCTGTCGGTTCGTTCTCCGTTTCTTTCTTTCCGAAAAAACCTGCTTCATCCAAGAATTCATTCACTTCACCAAATAGATCCATAGTTGTTTTCCCAGAATCTAGGTATTGTTCGAATGCTTCAGTGATAACTTTATCCGTTACACCGCTTGTTTTATTTGCACCTTGCAACACGATCAGCAAACTATTTGATGGAGGTAATTTGATTTCTCCTTGTTTCTTAACGAATAAGCCCATGATGCCTTCATCTAATCGTTTTTCAATTGCTAAAACGGCTTTACCATCCAATCGGAGTTGTAAAGTTAGATCCCCTAGTTCGAATGGTGTTGTGTGTGGAAATTGTGCAATATTGTTTTTTGACATAGTTATTTTCCTCCTAAGATAAAAAGGCTAGTCTTTCGACTAACCTTCCTCTGGTTCTGTTAATGTTAAAACGTGTGTGTCTTTTTTATTCCCGGCATTTGTTGTACCTGTTGTTGTATAGGTTCCTGGCGGCACATCTGCAGTCCAGGTAATATTCCCAGTGTTCGATACTGCTAAACCTGCAGTAGTTGGTGCAATTGTATACTTAACAGTTTTATCAGTAGCATCACTAGGTGATACAGTTGCTGTCAATTGACGATTTGATGCAGTCCCCGCAACTGCGGTAGATGTCTTCGGTGACAAAGTAACCGACTCGGGGTTGATTACTTTGCCGGCGCAGGTGTCATAGTCGGCCCTTCACTAACAACCACACCTAAGTTAAATCCAATGGCTTGATTGACTTCTGCGCCATCAAATTTGTAATATGGTTCTCCAGTAAACTCTGATTTTAATCCATCTGGATATGTGATTGTCCAATCGACCGATTTTTTTGATTCAACCAAGGCGTGAATATCACGGAAGTTATCTCCTTGATATACGATCGCAAATTCTAAGTTGTCAGTATCTTCGATACCTTTGATATAAGCTTTCTTTTCTGATCCCAAGTGTGTAACGTCTACTTTCTCTGGGTCACTACCCAAAGCCGGGATAGATTTAACTGCTGCAACAGTTTTTGTCGTTGAACCATCTTTATATGTTAAGACAGTTCCTTTTGATAATAGTCCTGCAAAATCCATGTGTAATTCCTCCTATTTTTTGTATACATATTTTGTAACATTATCAACTACAGCTGTTACTTCAACGATGATCCGCTTTAGATCAGCCGTGTTAGCATCTTTAGCGGTACCAGAAAAACCAATACTACCGAATGTGCTTAAAACACTTTCAGCAATACTGGTCTGGCTTTTGTCTCCGTACAATTCAACTGTGATTGTCCAATCTGTTTGTAACTCATTACCCAACGAATCGATCTGATGTGGTTTATTGGCTGTCCGATAAATTGCTAATGGGAATGTATTCCAACTTGAAGGATAGTCCGTCGCAATCTTTTTGATGTCAGTGACAGCTTGTAATACTTCAACGGTGACTGTCTTCATCTTCACACGTTCCATCACTTCAACTCCCTTAACTTGCGTTGTACATGTTCTTTGTAGATTTCTGGCGCTTCACCGATCAAATCTACTAAAGAAGGATACAAGAACGGTCGTGCTGGCTGTCCTATGGTAATGTAGAAGTCTGTACCTTGAACAGTCACACGAGGAATACCGTATATAGCTTCTAAATCCACCGCAACATCTTTCGCTGGGATAAACCATGCTGTTTGCGAATAGACTGGTGTAAATCCTTCTGGCAAATCTTTAGGACTAGCTTCACCGACAGGACCTGTACCAACTTCGCGAAATAGTGCTTCTTGCTTGTCGGACCAGACACGTCCAACAATTTGGTTCTGTGCATTAATCACGACTTCGTTTTTCAAACTACCCAACAATTCACCACTAGAATATTTCATGCTAGATGACAATCGCAGTTCTGCGGCTTGCTTAATCAACTCGGTGATTTCAAAAGTCGCATCCCACATCGCATCATCCAAGATTTGCGGTATCGCTTTGACTTTTCGCCGTAAACTTTCAAGGCCTTTGATTTCAACTCCCACGATTATCATTCCTTTCTAGCATAATGTTCTTGTGTGTCGAAAATGTCTGGATAGATTTGATTGTGAAATCTGGCTCTTCATCTTTGCCAACATATACGCAAACGCCATCTAGTTCGTTATGTGCCTCGTTAATCACAAAACCTTGGTATTTACATGCTTTCATTGTTTCGAGCTTGCTGCCATAGATTTGGGCATTTATCGTACCACTTGCAGCCTGTACATTCATACGCAACTCAATTGGTTCAAATGGGTATGTGATTATTTCTTCTGCTTCTTCGTCATGAGTGACTTTTCGCTTTTTTAGGTAGACTGTTTGCAAGTCTCGTTCTCTAAGTCTCATCTGAACGACCTCACTTTTGCTACTCTATAGCGATTGAGTTTTGATCGAATCTTTGCAGGAATACCAATTTCGAACGATTGAGATACACCGCCCTCAGTACGGGCTGTTTCCCCTTCGTTGCCTTCAGTATTTCTGCGAAAGATATACAAATCTTTAACAGAAGATGGCATATTGCCCACAAGCACATCACGATTGCAATAATCCAAGGCATCATACATGGCATCTTTGATATCATCTTTCAATACCTCAATAGCCGTTGGATCCGTGATAGAAAACTTACGCCCTAGTTCGACAGCAAGCGTATCTAGGACGACTTGGTTTTGTTCTTTCATAAGCTATCACACCTTACAAAGTTACTTGATTGTCATTCATTAGCTGAATCAACGCATCCCGATCAGCTTCTTCAGGAATATCAATCTCTGCAGCCTCAAGCGCTTTGCGCAAAGTAGCTTCTTTGACTCCCTTGAATGGAACATTTTCAATTTCTTCGATTTTATCAAACAAATCATCATTCATATGTTCGTTTTCAATCGTTAGTTCTTTACCAGAAACATATCGTTTCCCCGCATAAAATACGGGGATATCTTTTACTTTGACTTTAAACATTGTTTTTCCTCCTATGCGATTGGTTGTGCTTGGAATACTTCATCAGCAGCTGCAAATGAAGGCAATGCAGTTGCAACAGCTTTCGTCCAAGTTCCGACAGGATCACGCGTTTCATCGTAAACAGATGCCAATACATTGCTGACAAGCGTAGTATCAACTGCTGGGTCACGAGTTAAACGCGTTTCTTCAGCGGTTGGCCCATATAATGTTTCACCCAACAAGTCGTCATTGAACATTGCAAATTTGTTTTCTGGGAAATATTTCTTAGTAGTATATTTCCCATTAGCTTCCTGTACTTTGTATTTTTCATCGTAAGTACGGATCACTGGATACCCATGAGTTTCCATGAACGCATCCAAGTCAGCTTGAGAAACTATACGACCAGAATCTTTACCGAAGATTGCAGCAATGATTTTAGGATGGGTAGCAAGCGCACGATAAATTTTGCGAGAAGTCAATGCACGAGTTGGCTTAGTATCCAATACATCAATCCAACGTTCAATATCAGCTAATGGATCAGAATTTTCATTCGTCCATACATTTGTGCCAGTCAAAGCTTCTTTATGTTCAGCAGGCACATGGTAATCAAGCGTGAAGTTCAAACCATTTTCTTTAACAGTCACTTGGCCAGCAGCTAATACTTCCATCCGCATAGCTTCAACACGAGCCCGGACACCAGCTACTAACTGATCGATGTCATTGTAGACTTGACCTACTACATATGCTTGTTCTGCAGGCGTGCGTGGATTCTCTAATGCAATGATGTCTGTTTCTTTCAATTGCATTTTGCGTTTGATCAAGCTCAGTTCCAACTCTTGCTTATTAGCAATACGGCTGCCAATTTCCGCCTCAGTATCGAAGTCGTGGATAGATGCCGCGATAGGGATACGGCTACCACCGCTTAATTGATCCAATTTCAAAGAAGGTTGTTTGCGTTCAGGGAAAAGAGTTTCACCTAGCAAAGGTTTATATTCGCGATCACGAACATAGCTTAAAACTTCATTCTGTGTAAATAATTCCATAATTGTTGGCATGTTTATTTCCTCCTGCTTTCTTTTATTCTCCGCTGCCAGCGGCTACTTTTGGTTTTTTGTTAGCATCTAAGAAAGTGATATTCTTCAATGAAGTGATTGCAGCATCCGTGGGTGCTTCTGGCAAACGATCAGCCAAAACATAACCACCTACAAGGATCGCTACTGGTTGCGAGCCTGTTTCGGCATCCGCAGTTACTGAATTAAATACAATACCTAAAGCTGTAGCGTCATTCGCTGGATAGATTTCACCTGCTTCGAAAGATTTGTCAGCTTGATAGGTAAAGTTTTGAAATTTTGCACTAGCTAAGAAGTTTAAATGCTCAGCTGTTTTAATTGGTTTTACGTACATTTGTTTTTCCTCCTATTTTTTTTATTTCCAAAAGTTGTCGTTTTCTGCTTTTGCACGACTGTTTGCATTTTTGGCATATTGACTACCGATTGATTCTGCACCTGAACCACCACCGTTACCTGCTGGGTTATCAGCTGATCCTGCAAGACGAATGTTGACTGCTTGTTCAACTGCTTCACGAAAGGCT